AAGTTGGTGCCACTTATTTTTCCTGGTATAGCTTGTCCACCTGACATTGATATAGTGCCAGTTGTTGTGATTGTTATATCTGAGGCTAAATCAGCACCTGTGATAGTTGCGTTAAGTATATCAGCTGATGTAATTGTATTGTCTAAAATTTTTGATGATGTGATAGTGTCGTCTGTTATAATTGCCAAACGAGCAGGTGATTTTCCAAGATAAGTAGCCATCCTACGTTATCTCCATTATACTTAAAGTTGTATCTAAACTATTTAAAGTATTAGATTGAACTTTTAAAATATCTGTAGTCTCCATTACATACTTATTTCCTGACATAATTTCTAAAGAAGCTTTTGCAGGAACTTCAGCATTTTTTACAATAGTCACATTGTCTCCGTCACCATTTTCTAAATTAACTGTAACTTCAATATTTGATGTTGTAATGTTTGAGAGAGTAAGACCTAAAACTATAGCTGTTGTAGATGAGGGTGTTGTATATACTGTAATTGCTGTATTAGCAGCTGTACTTCCACCAGTTTTTGTTTTAAGTTTAAAAGTATTTGCCATGGTTTATCCTAGCGCAATTGCTAAAGCTGTTGCGTCATCTACAGTAGCAGCACCTGTTGTTTGATTTGCAACTTCAATAATATTATTACCACTATCTTTCACATAAATTTTTTTATCAGCTGTATTGACAGCCAATTCACCTACTTGTAAATCACTAGTTTGTGGAACTGAACTTGCAGTTTCGCTTCTTTTTAATTTTATAACAGTCGACATAGTTTTTGTTTGTGACGACTATTAATAAGTTCCGCCGTCAATATCTCCGTAAGTTACATTAGTACCGTTGGATTGTAAAATCTTACCATTACTAGAGAGTGCTAATTTAGCAAGTGTGTTTGATGCACTTGCAAACAAAATATCACCAGTAGTATAAGAGGATTGTCCTGTACCACCGTAAACTTCTCCAATTACAGAACCATTCCAAGTACCGGTTGCAATAGTACCTAAAGTTGTAATTGAAGTTTGTCCAACATATGTATTAGCAATAGTAATTGCGTCAGCACTAACAGAAATCTTATCTGCTGTACCTACAGCATTAATTGTATTACCAGTTTTAGTTAAACCGTTACCAGCTGAAATTTGACCTGCACCAGAAAATTGTTCAAAATTTATTGATGTAGTACCAAGTGTAATTGAACCATTTGTACTTAATACATAACCGTTGTCAGCATTAGATGTACCTTCTTCGGTAAAAGTAAATGCACCTGAAGTTAATTCAGAAGCAGCGTCAGCGTCTGGTGTTCTAGTTAAAATAAAAACAGCACTACCACTACCCGTTGTTGTAACTTTATAAAAACCGTTTTGAGCGGCTACTGATTGATTTTTTACAAGAACTCTATCGTTTAAAGAAAGAGTTACACCATCAACTGATATAGCACCATTTGAAGTTGCTGTTAAAGTACCAGCACCGTTGTTGTAGTTAACAGCTAAGTTTGCTGTAGTAGCAACACGGACGGATGCTTTAACATCAAGTCCATTTGCAACACTATCAACATAAGTTTTATTTACAAGTGAGTCTGAACTAAACCCAGCACGTGCTTCATAACCTGAAGGAACTGTAACTGAACCTGTACCGTTAGGAGTAAGAGCTAAATTACCGTTTGAGTTTGTTGTTGAAACGGTGTTACCGTCAACTGTAATATTATCAACATCAAGAGAAGTAATACCATTTAAATCTGTTTGAGTGCCACCTAGTGAAACTGTATCAGAACCTATAGTAATAGAACTATTTGCAAGTTTTGAATTTGCGATTGTACCAGCAAGTTGTGTGCTTGATATACCACCAGCTTTTATAGTTACAGCTCCAGATGAGACAGAAAAATCATTGGCACTGAAAGAAGCAATACCTTTATTTGAATCTGTAGCATCTTCACCTGAAATTGTAGTTGTGCCGGCAGAGTCATCATAAGTTACATCAATACCCTCACCAGCAGTTACAGAACCACCAGAAATATCTTCAATGTATTCTTGTAAAGATGTGCTTGCATTATCAACAAATATATTTTTGATAACTGATTTACCAGATCCGTGAGGTGTAATTTCTATATTACCGTTTGTATCTGTTGATGATATAATTCTACCATCTAATTTTAAATTATCTACACTCCATTCATCAATTTTTTTATTAGAATCTAACAAGACACTTGATGAAGCTGTTGCTACACCATGTGAGTGATCTAAAAGATTTGTAAAATATTCACCTGCAATTTCTATTGGTGAATTTGAATTTGAAGTTGGATCACCTATGAATAAACGTAAACCGTTACCACCAGCACCTGCATTTGCAGCTGAGGTATCGTAGACATAGGCTAACTCTCCTTGATTCAAACCACTAGGAGCGGTAGCGCCTGTGGTTCGTTTTATTTTAATTATTGTTGCCATTTATTCTCCCTAAAATGTGCCTCCGTTTAATATTAAATTTCCACCTGTGTCAGTTATTATTTCATTCCTACTTGTCCATTTTTTAGTATTATTATCATATTGTAGCAATGCACCATCGGCTAAATTAGTAGCATTTACATCTTCTAAATTGCCTAAATTTGTTGTCGCTGAGGGAGTTGTTACAGATACCTGTTTTGGACCAGGAGCTGTAGTAGCATTTACGCTTGCCGTAAGATTAGTTGTTTGATTAATTCTTGCAGTATAGTTTGACATACACCCTCTCTTCTACTATATTTATAATATTTATATAGTGAAAGGGGGTGTATGTTGTGTTTTGTGAAAATTATTTTGCTGTGTCAGCAGTATTGGCAGTTGCTACGTTTGAGGCTTCCTCAGTTTTAGGACCGTCAACTTTTTCAAGTTCTTTTTCAATTTTAGCATCATAGTGTTTAGTAAGAACGTCAATTTTCTCTACTTCTACTACATGTCTCATTCTATTTGCCTGTAAGTCTTGTCTTACTGCAATAGCATTTAAACAATCTGCTGATAATTTGTCTTGTTTATATTCTTTACCGTTGATAAAGATACTTGGCACTTGAGGTGCATTTTCTGTTGTTTTCGTGTTCAATTCACTACTCATATTTTATCTCCTTAACATATATGTTGTTCATCTATTTATATAGTAACTTGTGGTCTTATNGAAATAATTCCTTCAATNACTCTTGTTACGTCTCCTGATGAGGTTTGAGTAATTTCTACATCAAAAACNTAACGTGCTGGGGCATCCAAAGCTGCTGTTTGNGTNGGTGTTAGTGATAAAGTCACTACACCAGTTGTAGGATCGCCACCAATCGAAGTTGTCATGGCTGTTCTAGTTCTTGTAGAATTATATCCTAATGCCAGTTTTGCAGCTGCTGAATAACCAGTTAAATTAAAACCTGTTCCGTCAGCATTTTTAACTGTTACTGCTGAACTAAAGGATGCTCCTTGATCTATATTTAAATTTGCTATTGCCGCCATGCTATTATTTATAAGACATCACCATTGACATTTTTCATTAAAGGTGATATACTATATAGTATATAATAATGGCCTAAAAGCGTAGTGGGAAAGTGACGTGAAATTCGTTCAGATTACTTGATACGGTTATACTCCGAATGCCACCTAGGCCATACAACGAGCAAGGAGACTCAACATGATAAGATTAATTCTTATATTAATCTTGGTATGGGCTAATGTTGCCTATTCCAAAGAAAATGATTGTAACTGGAATGACGATATTCCTTGTGTTACAATATATCCAAATATAAACAATTCAAACGCATTAGGTAATAAGATAACACCTACACACAAAATTAAAAAATCCGAAATTGAAAAATATAATCTAATAGATTTACCTAAAGTATTAAATTATGTTCAAGGTCTCGACATAACTCAATCTGGTCCTACAGGTCAACAATCATCTGTATTTTTAAGAGGTACTAATTCTAATCATACTTTAGTATTACTAAACGGAATACCAATCAATGATTACTCTACACCTACAGGCGCCCATGATGTTGGTCAAGACTTTATGTTTAATGTTGTACAAATAGATGTATATAAAGGGTCACAAGGAGCTCATTGGGGAGCAGACGCTGTTGGTGGTGCAATTAATTTTAGAACAACTGTAGATTATGATAAAAAATTAAGTATTGGTGGTAATGGTAATGATAAAACTATTAGTGGTAATTACTATACTAGATTAAATGACTTTGATATATCTGTTTCTGCTGGCGAACATAAGTCACAAAATGTTTCTGCTTTATCAGGAGCTGATGAAAAAGATGGAACAAATAATAAAACAATAGGTGTCAATGTAAGTAAATGGTATGATCTTGTACATTGGAGAACATCTTGGTTTGCAAGAAACACTTTCACTGATATAGATGGTCATAATGTTTCTATACAAGACGGTAAATGGGCAGATAATACTTTCTTTGCCTTACAAACAGGTATTGATTATTTAAATAACAGTTTAACTTTTCATACACATGAATATGATAGAGACTACGACAATGCTCATTATGAAAGTGAAAACTATACAGTAAGAGGAACACATCAAAAAGAAAAATATGGTGTAGGCTTTGATTACAAACATAATGAATCTTTGACAGGACAACATCATAATCTAGGATACTTCTTTAATTTTTCACATAATATATTTTCATATCATCACAGGTTTGATGAAGAACACGAAACATATAAATTAGGTTTCTTTAAAGAAATAGATGATGGTTTTAGTATAAGTGGTAGTACATCAACAAGTTATAAAGATAAGACAACATGGACTGCTATTGAATATGGTGAATCACAAGAGTTAACATTAACTAAAAATAATTTTGCAACAACTATATTTAAAAATGATATTGGCGATTTAAACACTGACGGTATAGAGTTTAGTTATAATCAAGAAAACTCTAAATTTTTTATTAGTCATTTAAACAGTAAGAAACTTGATGTAGTACAATTAAGGAGACCTAATTGGTCTCTTGGTTTTATGCATACAAAAGAGTTAGAAAATAACTTTTCTGTAACTACTAATTACAAATATAAAGGCAAACATTTAGATGTACACAATTCTAATTGGTCAACCATATCAATGCCAGAAACACATTTATTAGACTTAAATCTTGGCTATAACTATCATGGTATAGATTTTGGTATTAGTTTATTAAACTTACTAGATGAAAACTACGAGTCACCTCATGGTTTCTCACAAGAAGGAAGAAAGTTTACTCTAGGTTTTAATAAATCTTTTTAAGATTGTACATGTAAAGAATTAACTTTTTTCTTTCTAGGGTGATCAATTCCTATAGACTTTCTATTTTCATTAAGTTTATCAGATTTGTATCTTTCTATTTTGTCAATACAATGTTGTTGAAATTGATAACCTAATTGATTACCCAATTCGTAAACTTTTATAAATCTTTTAAATCTTATATCAAAATCGGAGTTTTCATTTTTCCATTTAAAGCCAAATTCTCCACCAAACAATTCTCTATGTTCAAAATCTAAAGGTGTATTTTCAAAAGTCATCATAACATGGTGAGATACACTAATTAAATGTGAATACTTTTTATAGTCTCTTAATAGTTGTAGAGTATCTTCAAACATTTCTTCCGTTTCCGTAGGGTATCCGACAATAAGTAAAAACTTCATATTAATTTTTCTTTCTCCTAGATTAGTAACAAAGTATTTTATATCATCATTAGTAAACTTTTTTTTCATATGATTTCTAACACTTTCATTGCCTGATTCTATACCCATTTCTAAACCATTGCAACCAGAGTTTGCCAAATTATCAAAATCTTCTTGCGAAAAGGTCTTTTCAGCTCTAACAATAAACTGTCCTTCCCATTTTACTTTTTTCTTTTTTATAGATAATTCGTAAACCATATCCCTAAAATGCTTCATTGAACCATTAACTAATGAATCAGAAAATGCTATCTTTTCAGATTTAGTATGTTCAGCAACACTATGTATCTCATCAGCAATTTTTTTACCTGATTTCCATCTAAATTTTGGCCAGATGCTTGCAACATCACAGAAAGTACAATTTCTAACACAACCTCTAGAACCAGATATTATAAATCTGCCATATTTGTGTTCTTTTATTACGTCTGAATAATCTGGTGGTGGCAAATCTTCTAAGTTTTCTATCTGTTTTGGTGGTCTTCCGTTAATACCAGGATAATCAAAATTTCCTTTTAGAAATTCTTGTACAGCATATTCTCCTTCTCCTACTATAAAATTTTTAGAAGGCCATTTTATATCAACACCTGATCCTCCGTAAAAAGCATTATCATATTTTTCTCCTAATTTTAAACCATCTTCTTTTTGCATAAAAGAAAATACAGATATACCTAACCATCTAAATTTATATTTTGCAATTTCTTTGTGTATATTTTCTAAAGTATCTAATTGATTACCATCTATAACTTTAATTTTAAATCCTAATGGTTCTAAATACCCTTTTAAAAAAGAAGGACCAGGTGCAGGTTTACCTTTATCCATTCCTGGTAGTGATGTAATAACAGCGTCATATATCATATCAATCCGCCTACAATATGTATTCTATCTATCTTTGAACAATTTAAAGCAGTATGATTTTTTGTAGTATCTACTATATAAGCAGTGCCATCAGCCGGCAGATGTATTCTATCTTCGTCAATTAATAAAAAACAGTGATTGTGTGTGTACACAGGTATATGTAATCTTTTTGTTTTATCAGCATGCCATAAGTAACATGATTTAGATTTCATTTTCATAAGACGAGTTCTTACTAGATTATTTTCTTTTATAATATTATTAATGTATGGTATATCAAATAAAGGAATATTATATGTATGTTCAACTTTATCAACATCATATCCACTGTCGGCACCCTCTTCAGGATTCATATCTTTTGAATAACCTTGTAAATATAATTGTTTGTTATAATTAGGTAATGTAATTAATTCTTTTTTTATAAGCTCTAAATCATATCGCATTTACATATTTATACCCCTTATAAATATCGTTATGTCCAAATATCCTTTATTAATATCTTGCCATCGCTCTGGATCGACATGGGTACAATCTTATATACGAGAATCATATCTAACAAATTGGAAAAAAACATTATCGTTTTCTAATGCTAATAATGATGATGAATTTTTAGATCCTTATCATTTTGATTCAGACATAAATTATAAAATAAATTTTTTAAAATCACTAAGAGAACGTAAATTTGAACTTTGTCATAAAATACATGCTCATATGTTAACTGATAAAAACATTTTAAATTGGTTCATAGATTTTTACAAAGATCACGATATCATAATTTTAAAAAGAAGAAATTTATGGAAAGCTTTATTAAGTTTTTTGTTTCATAATACCATAAGAGAAAAACTTAAAGATACCTATGAACTTACAGGTTCGTTGAAGTTAATAAAAATTAGTCAATTTTCACCTAATGTTGCTGGTGTCAAACCTAGAACTAATACCGTTATGAAAGCTCATTACAGACCTAGAACTAGTACCGAGCCTCACCATAATGATCTTTTGAAATCTACGATACAATCACATAATATAAAATTTAAATTTGATAAAAATATGTGTAATAATTATCTTGAACAGGTTAGATATTTAAATACAATATTAGAACATAAAATCAAACATTTAATGCCACAAGTTATTTTTAAAGAAGATATAAACACTGAATTTTTACAAAAAAGATTTTCTGTGTCAAATTATACATCAAATATTACACCTTTAAATATAAAATATGATATTTATTTTAAACCTGATGAATTAGAAAAAACAAAACAATTTTTTCAAAAGCATTATGAAAATGAATTTAAATTTTACGGTTATAAATATAAGTATTAATGATTAATATAGTATGTACCAGTAAACCAGGTGATGGTCTTTTAAGATATAGTTACGAACATTGTAGTTATTTAAATTCATTAGGTATTCAATCTCAATTAATAATTATTACACACAAAAAATTTTCCGAAAAAGATTACACCGATTCAATTGTTGAACAATATATCACACCATATGAACCTATATTATTTAATAATTATACACCTAAAAAAAATGATATAAGTTTAATTATGGGTAGAAGTATGTTAACTTTGCCCTATTTAAGTAAAAAAGATTATACTAAAGAACAACTTTTAACATTACATTTTTTATTTTCAAATAAGTTAATATCAGTTTATTCAGAAAATCATCCTATTGATTATCATAAAGCTGTAAAATATTTTAAACCTAAAGAAATTTTTGATTTATGCGACTATGATGTTTATCCAAATGGCGTAGGTGAACAGTTTGAAAAAATAATTAATTTTAGTATATACAAATCGTTTAAACATGATATAAAATATCAATACTTATTTTTAGGTACAAATGAAATTTACTATAAAGAGATAGAAAAAGTTATAGGTAACAATTATATGTTATATCAATCACATGGTATTATAACTTATCCTGATAAGTATTTAAATCCTAGCTATAATAATATTAATGTACCAGTAAATAATTTGTTAGGTTCTTTTGAAACTTATGTTTACACAAAACCAAACTTTGATCCTGCACCAAGAATAATACAAGAATGTAGGTATTTTGGTAAAAAAGTTTTATATTTAAGAGATAAAAATATAAAAGATGGTGGTATGGTTTATTGGAATAGACCTACACCAAATAAAGAGATATATTTAAACAATATAAATATACTTGTTAAATTAATGAATAAAGTTAAATGAAAAAAATATTATTAGTTGGCGGTTGCAGTTTTACAGATTCTAATTTTCAAACTTGGGTACATCCAGAAATAGATGCTACTGCATGGCCAAAATGGCCTGAAATAGTTGCTGAAAAATTAAACATGAAATTAGTTAATGTAGCCTTTTCAGGTGCAGGAAATGAACAAATTTATAGTTCTATATTAGATTACTTATCTCTAAATGGTTCTGAAAATATTGGTTTGGTGTTGGCAGCATGGTCTCAATGTCAACGTAGAGATTTTCAAAAAAATACTAGTTTTTCAAAAGATAGAGACTATTGGCACAATGATAGAGTTGATAGTAAGGGTGATGTGTTCTATTGGGTCAGAAAAAGTTTAAGATACTTTATTAGTTTTCAAAATTTGTGTAAACACCATAAGTTACCATACAAACAATTTCAAATGATTAATTTATATTTCTCATGGTTAAATGGTTTAAATAAAAGAGATACAGAGATAGCAGATTTTTTAAGAGATCCTGAAAAAAATAAAAATTTTGTTCCAAAATACAAATATCCTGGAGATGTTAAAAAAGATAAGAAAAAAATATTAAGATTACTTAATGATTATGAAAAAGCAATTGACACAAATAATTTTATAGGTTGGCCTGGTGTTGAACAACTCGGTGGATATGTTATAGAGGGTAAAGTAATGCAAAATGGAGACTATCACAAACCAGGAATGGTAATATCTGAAATAGATGGTCATCCAACTGCAAAAGCAAATGAAAAATTAGCGGAGTTTATATATGGACAGTTGGCATAAAGATTATTTACAAAACAAAGAAGAGTATCTAAATCTTTTTGATGTTACTATGCAGAAAGAGCAAGAAACAAATGTAGAGTTTCTAGAAAAAAGTATTATTGATTTTACAGGTAGAAAGTATGTTATAGCTTGTAATAATGGAACAGACGCTTTACACTTTTCATTAATTAGTTTAGGTATCAAGCCAGGTGATGAAGTTATTACGACCAACTTTTCTTGGATATCTACAGCTTCATGTATATCAATGGTTGGTGCTACTCCTGTATTTTGTGACATAGATATATCATCTTATCACCTATCACTTGATAGTATAAAGAATATGTATTCAGATAAGACAAAAGCAATTGTATACCCTCATTTATTTGGTAACATGTCAGAAACAAAACACATAATAGAATTTTGTAAAGAAAGAAATATAGCATTTATAGAAGATGCTGCTCAATCATTAGGTGCTAACTTAAATGATGTTAAGGCAGGTACAATAGGTGATATTAGTACATTAAGTTTTAATGCAAATAAAGTAATTGCTGGTATTTCAGGTGGTGGAGCTGTATTAACAGATAATAAAGAATACGCTGATACAATTAAAAAAATAAGAAAACATGGTGAAAACGAAATGTTAGGTTACAATTCTAAAATGTTGTTAATGAATGCTACGTTTATAGATCATAGATTAAAAAAATTAAATGAGTATCAAACAAAAAGACAAGCAATTGCTAAAAAATATGATGAACAATTAAAAGATTATGTGATTATTCAACCAACAACAAATGGTCTTAATCATAACTATCACAAATATGTTATAAGATTACCAAATAAAGAAATTAGAAATGAGGTAAAAGATAAACTTAAAGCAAAGGTTCATTATGATAAACCTTTATCAGAGAATGTCATGTATAAAAATATCTATCATAGAAAAGATAGTATGTTTAATTCTAAAACAGTATGTGATACTATATTGACGTTGCCCATAAATCCTTTTATGACGGATGCTGAAATTAGTAAAGTTGTTAATATAATTTTAATTGTGTTAGACCATGAAGAAACTAAATTTTTAAAAAATATGAAGAAAATGATAGGTGATAATTATATTGATGAGAGTCTAATAAGTGAAACCACTGAACCAATTTATGACTATATAATAGAGAAATGTTTTCAAACACCTAGTTATACCGAAGAAGTAACATTTAAAGATACTAAAAAATTAAAGATTGCATTTAATAAATTTTATGAAAAGCTTAGAAGAAATACAAAATAACTATTTGGCGATAGACTTTTTTATGTCTATGTCCTGTAATAAAGACTGTCATTATTGTACAAGTTATACTTTAGAAATGAGAAACTTGACCGTAGATATGAACTTTTTAAGAAAGACATTAGGTTATTTAAAAAATTATAAAGTTAGAGTTAATCTATTAGGTGGTGAGCCTGGTTTAATTAAAAATTTAGATGAGGTAATAAATGAGATTAAGAAAAATCCTAATTTTGTTTGTTCCGTATTATCTAATTCATTTGTAAGAAAAAGATATCCTCATATATTGAAAGATAAAGATATATTATATATTGAACATAATATATTAGATTGGTATGAGGATGAAGTTAAAAAACTAGGTAACTTTGATTTTGTTCCTGAAAATGATATGAATAACTATAACGTAGTTGTTAAAACTCCAAATTATTATGCTTATAATCATAAGTATCCCGAAATAGTAAAAAAACTAGATCACAAAAATACTATGTGGAAAGCATTTAATGGTAGATCAAAAGAATTTACAGACGTATTACAAGCTGCTGAAATAGATCGTAAAATGTGTGCAGCTTTCCCTATGGTGCCTGTTATAGACTTTGAAAAGAGACATATCGTACATTGTAGTAAGAAGTTTGCCAACAATAGTGAACTATCTAAAACCTTTGACCTAACGCAGGAGAACGTAGATAAGATGATGAACTTTAGATTGTTCAAATATGAGAACTATTGCAAAACCTGTACTGAATGGGTGCAACCTAAGGGTCATTTTCCAATGAGAAAGTATGC